CATCAGAGTGTGTTTCAGAGTGTGAATGAATTTAAGCGGGGAGGTTATCCCCGCCTTTTTTTTTAAGCAAACTTTTTGTTATCTTCTTCTATATAACTATCTGCTACTGGTTCTTTGTAGGTATTTTCATAAGACATTTCTTTTTCAAGACTTGGTAAAATGCCTCTGTATCTTAGCTGCAGCTGTCTTTCTTTTTCAATATTAGCATCTACAACTTTGAAATGATGTAAGACTATTTTGTGATATTCTTTTTTAATATCTGCCAAAAGTTCTTCTGGTTCCTTCTCAAGCACATCATTTATATTCCACTTTTTTTGTTGGCATAGGTATAAAAACTTATCTGCGCTCATGCCGTTTTCAGTTTTTTCTACCTTCTGTACTTGTTGAAAAGTGGTTCCTATTACTTTCGCAATTTTAATTTGCGGTATTTTAATACGACCCACATATCTCATAGCAAACATAAACTTTGCCATTTTAGCCTGGATCTTAAGTAGCTCCTGCCAGGTTTTGTTTTCACATTTTATAGGTAATGCAGCCATTATTCCTCCGTTAGTAAGTTATTGATTGCGGCAAATCTTTCTTGTTTATTGGTATCCAGATCTCTGTAATACCATCGGTCTGGAGTTTTAAAGTTAGTCCAGCCGTATCTACCTAAGATTTGTTTATCAGTAAAAACTTTCTGATCTCTTAAGTAAGAATAACTAAATTTTCTAAATGGAGCGAAACCACCATGCCATTTGATACCAAGTTTTTTAGCAGACAACTTAATTTTTTTAGTTGCTGTTTTCTTAGTAAGGTTAAACACCTTTTTATATTTACCAGCTTTTGTTGGTAATACTTGGTGCTGCATCCATGATTGAAGTAATTGAGATAGGTTAGGGGAGATCTCAACTCTACGTCTTGAGCTGCCAGTTTTTAAAAAGTCTGGTCTAAACTGGTTCCATTTACCTACGCTGTGTCTAAAGTGAATAGCATCTTTATCAACATCTTCATAAGTTAGAGCTAATACTTCGTTTAATCTACCGCCTGTTTCAGCTGCTAATTGATATAAACATCTTAGCTTTATATCTTTTTCTGCATTAATAATTTTAAGTAGATCCTGGGTATTTGGCATCCAAACATCTACTGGTTTGTCTTGAAAGAAAGTCTTAGGGAACTTAAAATTTAAGATCTTAGGATCTATGTACCAATCACGATCCTGGCAAAATCTTATAAAACTTTTAAATTGACCAACAGTTTCTTTTACTGTTTTTTTACCAATTACTTTGTCTATTCTTTTTCTAGTATATTGACCATTATGATCAAACTTAACTTGTATTCTCTTACTCTTTAATAGACGCGGTATGTATGTTTCTTTGAATATACCTAGGTTAAACTCATCTAAGCAAGTTTCGTCAATATATGGCTGGATATGGTTCGTTATATAGCCAACATTTAACAATCTAGTCTCTTCAGTAATAAGTTCATTGTTTAAAATAAACTTCTTAAAATCATGGAGCGCTTTATCAAATGTAATATTTTGACTTATTAATTTGTTAGGATCCATAGCCTCAAGTTTTTTCTTTAACTTTTTGGCTTTAGTTTTTTCGTTAGTTTCAAATGTTTCAATATTTTGTTTTTTGCCATTATGGATAGCCTGGACCACAAGTTTTTTACCATCGGATCTATTTACTTTTAAGATATGTATCTTCAATTATTTTTCCTCCTTTACTAAAACCATTTTTCCATTCTCATCTATTTTGTAAGTCTTTACTGATTTGATTGGATCTGGAGCCGTGTTGTACACGACCCCAGTTTTTTTCTCCTTGGTTGGTTTGATATATTTTTTTGGGTGTTTAAAAACAAACGTCATTAAGCAGCCTTCTTTTTAGTAAATTTTTTCCATCCGAAATCCTGGCATAAAAAACAAACACCATCGATCTCAACAATATCTCCAACACTCATTGAAGTATGACCACATTCTACTTTGTCATCCTTCATGGCTCGTTGAAAATCTTTACCAGTTACATAATCATCTCCAACAACACAAACTCTATTAGTCTCATTGGTGTATGAAAGTGGGTTAGCAACATCATTGTTGAAAGCAGAAAAAACATCATCCTCGTTTTCAACATTTGTAATTACACCCTCGAAAACTTTAGTATGAGTTTTACTAAAATCTTCTGTGTATTTTGCATAAGGATTAAATTCCTTTTGGTAGTAAACAGTTATATTTTTAAATGACATTAAGCAGCCTCCAATTCATAGTATTGTTGTTTGTATAATTGAGCCTTAAACACTTCTCCAACGAAGTGATGTTGCTTTAGTTTTTTTAAATTCTTAAACCAAGCAACCATTACAGACAAATCGTTATTCATTTTGTAAGTAGTAGTTTTTAATTTTAAATGGATCTTACCAACGTAGTCGTAGTTATGAGATCCAGTAAAAAATTTACTAACAAAAGCATTTAACCATTTACCCTTGTCTGTATTATTAGAGATCTTAGGTACTTTGTACTCGCAATCTTTTTTGTAATTGCTGTAACCAGTATTAAGATTTTTTTGATATGTAACTATCAAGCATCCTCCTTTTTTTTAGTTTTACTAAATTTTTTAACTAACTTTTTTTTAAGCGCAGCTTTAAATTGTTTTTCTTTTTTTTTGTCGTCATCTAAAGACATAACAACAACGTGTTTATCGAACCAATCTTTAGTCATTTACGCAGCCTCCAATGTTAAAGGTTTAACGAATTTTTTGTAGTCATCAAAACTGACATCACACAATAAAGTTCCGTACTTGTCTCCAGCATACAAAACTAATCTTTGCTCAACTTCGTTGTGGACAAAAGAACCAGAGACAACAGCAACAACTCTGCCTGCTGCTTTTAAATCTTTGATTGTTTGAACTGGGATGTTTTGATTTCTACCCATTGAGATAGATTTGTTATTAACTTTTTCTAAATCAGCCATGCTGATTACTTGGTAAGTCTTACCCATAGCGGCTCCTTTTTTTGGTTTATCCCACACAAGCAAAGTCTTACCGATAACCTTCGATGACTTGTTTTTTTGTGGTAGGATGACGTTAGTAAAATAGTTCTCAAGATTTGAGTAACTGGCAAACTTAATTTTTTGAAAGTTATTTACCATATACAATCTATATAAGAATAAGTTTCCGTTTTGTCAACACTTAGTTGACAGATAAGCAAATTAATTTGAGCAAGGGAAGGGTATTACTAAGTTAATAGTTTGGAAAGGTTCTAAAGTAGGATCTAGTAATTTATTCTTCTAGTCTACTTTGTTGGTCTTGCAGGTGGATCACATTGATTAATTTACTGTGAGCCGTCTTTGAGAGAGCTGCAATACCTGGAGGATACTTGCCTCCATTTTGTTTTTTAAGCCTACTTATTTTTGAGTTCAGCCTTTTTCTCTCGTTTTCCTCCGCCTGGATTTTGCTCTCCAGGTGTTCGTAGTGTGTTATCGCCATCGGTACTTACCTCCTTTATGCGATTAAAGTCATAGGTAATTGTCTTTGCATCCATGACTATTTTAGCTGCGGTGCTTGGCACACTTGCTTGGACCGCAGTATTCACATCTTTAAATGTTTCAGTTGCAATAAATGAAACAGATCCAGACCAGAATTTTTCAATCTTTTTTTTCATTAGAGTAATCTCGTTCTAAAATTATTTCGCAGTAATGGATTATTTTTTTTATATCTTCTGCTTTATTTTTATTTTGGTGTCTGCAGGCTAATTTTACTATATTTCCTTCAGCAAACAAGAGCTTATTCTCACATATAAAATAAGCAGGGGATACTTTTAGTTTTTTATAATGAGATCCACCAACCTGTTCAGATAAACATTCATAATTAAATTCTTTAAATATATCTTCGTGGGTCATTGTTTTATTATCTGTAGGCTTCTTGCTTTGCCTGGTATTCTTTTTAACCATCCTCGTTCCTCTAAATTCTTTACATAAACATTAACAGAGTTTCTTGATTTTAATCCAGCCGCCTCCTTAATCTCATCATAAGAAGGCGGATAGTTTTTTTTTGCAATAAAGTTTTTAATAAAAGAAAATACTTTTACCTGTTTTGCAGTTAAACCATATTGCATATTGATTACCTAAAATTGGTCATCCCAGGCATCCGCTGCTGGTTTGCCTGTACCAGTAGATACACTTTTTTTAATAGTGATCTTTATGGATTTATCATCTTGTATCCAGGCAGCTGGTTCGTGCCATTGATCGTTGATGGTAAAATTTTTTCTGTAAGGTTTACCAGTTTTCTGATTTACCTTATCACTATCAACAGAGATAAAATCTGGTTTACTATCGCCAGGAGTTTTATCTGGGTTTCTCTTTATTGAGAAAGTTGCGACCCAATTAGGATCTTTTGGTTTAGTCGTCATTTTTATTAGCCTCCGATTAGTTGCTTTTGTTTATCCTTGCACGCCTGGACAATCTCCATAGCTTTTGCAGAATTAGTTTTTTTGAGCTTGATTAAGTATTCTTTGTTGTCTGACATCAGCTCTCTTAAATTTGCTTGTTGACTTGTATTTTTAATTCTTTCTAAAATTATTGATGCTTGATCTAACTTAATTTCTGAATTTAATTTATTTTCTGGAGGCAGCTCTTCTGCTGAGTAAACTTGACCATGTATGTTTAATGCTTTTAGAACAGCTCTATCGACAGCTCTTTTTTCTGCTACTGATACAGGGTAGGGGAAATCATTATTTAGTGGAGAACATTCTCCAAGAGATGAAAATCTTTTATTATTATAAATTGCTAAACCTTTTACTACTGCGCAGCCTTTAGTTATATCGCAGCTCTTAAGATCTATATCCGTTGTAATACCATACTCGTAAGCTAATCTTTCAATTTCAAAATGTTTGATGGCAAACTTACCTTTACCAATCTCCCACATTCCACCATTCTTTTTAATTTCTTCTAATTTTTTTTTTAAATTAGTTGGGAAGTTAATTACTTTAGTCATGTTTTTTATCTCCGATTTCCAGGCTATTACTCAGAGAAAAGTTGCCGCTTTGAAAACTGGGTAACGCCTGGTCATCTTCATTAGTTAAGTAACCAAAGAGAGATAAAGATAAAAAGATCACGAAAACAACAAGGGAGATAATTCGTAATCTTTTATTTTTTTTCTTAACTAATTTTGGAAACAGCAAGAAATCTTGCACATTTAAAACTAAAGGATCTTCTCTTAATTTTTTCACGATTGACCCCACAATTCTTTTGCTTTATCTAAATGATCTCCCATACCACGCCAGAAATAATGACCGAAGTCTGGGAATATATCTTCCACCCAAGTATTTTTACCTGCGTGTTTCTCCATAATTTTCTCACGATTGCTGCAAACAATCTTCATCTTGTTTAATAATAATTTTAAGTTTTCTGGTTTAAGATCATCGCAATTATCTGGATTGAATAAATTGTAACCCTCTTCATGGACCACCAATAAGTTTGGTTTCTTACCTGTAGCTAAATAATAAAAAGCCACCTGGAGTAAATGTTCATTCCATCCAAGATAACCTTCATCAATTTTTGGTAATGAGTAGGAACTGGTTCCATCTTTACGCGGTCTATTTTTTTTACGCCATTTTGTTTTCAATTCTATGAACTGATCGGCATCCTCAAAATCCACTCTACCTATCATTGGCAGCAAACAATCTGGCAGCATCAACTCCACAGATCGTTCACATTCTATTTCCCCTTTAAGACCAGCTTCTCTAAAACCTTTTTTAAATTGATCAAACAGTAATGCTAAACCTTTTCTATTTACATCATGTTGATTTTTGTCATCTTCATTTACTGGACCATACTGATTAAATTTTTCAATAATTTTTTCAAAAACTTTTCTAGTTGGTGGGATTGGTTTTTTTGTTAAGCCTTTACCTTTTTCATACTCCCAAATAAAATTACCAAATTCTAATTGACCCATATCTCCGATACACACACCAGAAAACATTTTAGAATTTATGGGTAGATCTCTTCGTTCTTCTTGAGTTAGATATAAATATTTATAACCCCACATATCATCTGAGGTGTTAGCTTGTGATGGCGAGTGATGATTAATTTTATAAAGTTTTACCCATTCTGGTAATTCATTTATGCCTGTAATAAATTCTGATATTGCTTTTTCTGCTGCTTGTTCTTTTGAAATCATAAATCAAATCAATAGAACAATTCATAAACATTTATGGATAACAGTAAATACTAATTATGGATAAATAGGGAATATTCCCAACTAGGTTGTAACTTTTTGATTTAAAAAATATGGGTGGTATCTAACTTTAACTGGTGTTGCGATACCTAAATCTTCTGGTTGAAAACTTACAGACGCTTCATTTATTGGTTTTCTTGTTATTGGATTTATAATAGTCAACGAATAATCATCATTAGTTTTTAAAATACCTATAACATTTTTAGCATTTTTATTTTTTTTCTTATATTTAGTAGAGGAGGTACAATAACAATATTTACCTATAGCTAAGCTGCTAAATTTTTTAATTTTTGGTATATCAAACAAAAAAATTTCTCCGTCAGTATAAGAGCCTGGTACATTTACTTGAACAGCTATTACGTCTTTATTGTAATATTCATAAGGTATTCTAATTTTAATTTGATCTTTTTCGTTATACATTTTGACTTCATATTTTGCATCAACATACCATCTTAAATAAATATCTTTTTTAGGCATATAAACTTCAACAGGATGAATATTTAAAGCATCTGCAATTTTAACTGCGTTCTCCCAGTTAATTTCTCTACTGTCATTAGACCATCTGCTAATTGTAGTTTTATCTCTATGTAAAAGACGAGCTAAATCTTGTTGCGTCATGTCTTTTTCAAGTAATAATTTTTTTAATAAAGCCATAGTTTCTTTTTTATGATCAGCTGTTTTTAGTATATCATTTTTAATAAGCGTGAATTTGTTTTTTATTGTCATAATGTCAAAGTAGTATTTGTAGTTTGATATGTCAACAGTTCCCTTATGATACATTTAGAAGTTGTTTAAATCATACAGTTATCCCTATTTATACATAACTAAGTTCCGCATATTCATTGACAATAAGGTAAGGATAAATAAAAGCAAAAAATATATGAAATTAGAAGAATTTAGAAAAAAAAAAGGTTTTTCCCATAAAGAATTAGCAAAGTTTTTTGGTCTTACTGGAGTTTCTCCAGAGAGTACAGTTTGTAGATGGTGTGTTGGAGATCGAATTCCTCGACCCAAGTACATGGATCTAATTAAATCTAAAACAAAAGGCAAAGTATTACCATCTAGTTTTTATGGCTAAAACAAAAGTAACAGGAACGATAGCTGATTATCCATTTGTAGAAGTTAAATGGTTGGATTGTATTGCTGATAATTCCTGGATGACAGTAGCCAGAGCATCAAAAATTGAGCCAGCAATTTGTATAAGCAAGGGTCATCTCCTGGTTAGAAATAAAAAAGTAATTACAATATTTGCAGACTATTCTTATGACATGGAGGATGGATCTTTAACTGTAGGTAACACAAACACTATTCCTGGCGGTTGGGTACAGGAAGTAACAGAAATTATTTTTAACAAATGACAGAATTAACGCCAGCTCACTTTCATGTGATTGATAAGAATAAAGCTAAGTCAAAAGAAACTGATAATTTTAAAAAAGAAATAGATAGGCTGAGCGAAGAAAACAAAAATTTAAAAACAATAATTGATGGTTTGCAAAAAGAAAATAAGCAGCTGAAAGATCCTCTTAATGGTTTCCGTAAGGATGGGGGTTTGTGAATGTACTTGATTTATTTTCTGGTATTGGTGGTTTTAGTCTTGGTTTGGAAAGCACAGGATTTTTTAAAACTATTGGTTTTGTTGAAAAAGATAAATTTTGCCAAAAAGTATTACAAAAAAATTTTCCAAATATACCAATCGAGGATGATGTAAGGAATGTCAAAGGAGAAAAATTTAGAGCAGATGTCATTACTGGAGGGTTCCCGTGTCAACCTTTCTCCGTTGCAGGAAAAAGAAAGGGAACAGATGATGATCGCTTCCTCTGGGATGAAACTATTAGAATTGTATCCGAGCAAAAACCTAAATGGTTTATTGGCGAAAATGTTGAAGGGATTATTAACATCCAAGACGGCATGGTGTTCAGACAGATCCACGATGACTTGGAAAGCGAAGGTTTCGAAACGCAAAGTCTTATTATTCCAGCTAGCGGTGTCGGTGCGTGGCATCAAAGAAAAAGGGTCTGGATACTTGGCTACTCCAAACACTATGGATCATCTTCCTCCGAGATCAAAGAAGGGAACATTAAAATTAATGATGGGTCATCGAAAAGGCAGAACGAAACCTTGCAATCTAAGGGAGCAAATGGATCCACAAACAATGGCGATGTACCCAACTCCCAACGCAACGAATATCAACACTCCACAATCGGAAAGAGTGGAACGGACAAAATCTGGGGGTTTTATTCTGAGAAAGAAAAACAAGCCACACATGACATACGGAGCAAGACTACAGGATGCGATGGAGTTTTTGGAACCCAAAGTTGGTGGCAAACTCAATCCGAACTTTGTGGAGATGTTAATGGGTTATCCGCAGAACTGGACAAAGATAGAGCCAACAGAATTAAATCACTCGGAAACTCAATCGTTCCACAAATCGCAAGAGAAATTGGAAAAGCAATCATTGAGGCAGAAACAAATGTATAGAACCCCAACAGCTATGGATACTGGCGAAGAAAGTTTTATTTATGCTGCTAAAATTTTAAGAGGTAAAATTAATAGAAACTCTAATAGTCGGGTGCAAATAACTTTATCTACAGATGTTGCTTTAAAATTTTTAAAAGATAATCCTCATTTAATAGATCAGTACGATAAGCCATTTAAAGTTAGAACAAAATTACCAAAAAAATTAGAATTTATTAATTATTTAAAACAAAATACATCAATAAAACAATTAGTTAAAAACACCTCTATTCCAAAAACTAAAATTGAGCATTGGTTCAGAAAAGATAAATGTTTTTCTTATCCAACTATTAAGGATTGGAACACTATTAAACCTTTCTTAAAAGAAATTAAGTTTGATGAAGAACTAACTTTTGAAGTTGAGCAAGATTGGAAGGTAAATGGCTAGAGATATTTATTTTAAAGATGTAAAATTTTCGGATTATAGTTTATGGCATCGTGCTTTGCCACAGAAATTGGGTTTAATCGATATGGATGGAGTGGGGATCTGTTTAAAATGTAAGGAGCCATTGTATCTAAAAGAAACAGCATTTGATGTTGGACAACCCTGGAAAGCTACAACAACGACAGCCAAGTTAGCCAGGATGTGTGGATTACCAAGTTTCCTGGTTTTTTATAAGGTTAAGGGTAATGAAGTTATAGGCTTTAGAGTGCAGCAGCTGACACCAGAGAAGGGTTCAGAAGTAAACCTAACCCCAGAGGCATGGGTTCAAGCAATGGAGCTGCTACAGGATCGACACAATATGGTTTGCACCAAGAAGGATCAAGCATGAGTTTATATTTTGTGGGGGATCTAAATATTTTGGCGGATGATCGATTATCTGCACATGACAAATTAGTTTATTTCTGTTTGGTTAGTTACATGAATGTTAAGGATGGAAAGTGTCATCCAAGATATGCTACAATTAAGAAGCGAACAGGTATCAGTATTGCTGCCATTCAAAGATCAGTTAAACACCTTGCCAAGCTAAAGTTGATAGCTGTAAAACGACTAAGTTCCACTAATCTATACTTATTATCCACACAGAAAATATTGCAGGAAACAATTAAAAAACGAGTGATAACTCTCTCTGAGGGGAGGGATATATCTCACAGAGGTGTATTAATAAAACCATCTTATAAAACTAATAATAGATTTAATAGAAGTAACTTTAACTATAATAGATCATCATCGACAGGGGGGATTGCAAAACATTCTATAGAATATAACGGAGAAAAGTATGTAGAGTGTGGTCGCGAAGGTCATTATGTTGAATATAGCAACGGGAAAGGCGATCGGATCCAAAAACACTCATTTAAGAAAGATGAACCTATAAAAAAGTTTAATGCCGCTAGAAAGGCGGCTTTATGCGCATAATTACTGATAAATTAGTTACATTGTTTGAGATTGCTGGAACTACTGAAAGATTGATGCCAGGAGTTAAAAAACCTAAAGCAACTGAAATGTACGATATTTTGGAAATGTCTTATGATCGTAAAGATGATGGATATTGGAATAAGGAAGGTAAGCTCAAATTAAGAGCTAATTCCAAACAAATTACCTGCTGGGAGATAGCTATTGATTTACTTGGTAAGATCCCAAAATTAGAAGATCGAAGGCTAATCTGGGCGAGAGCTATGCGATATTCCTGGGTTATCCTTGGCAAGCGATTTGGCTGCCATCGAGTTACAATTAAGAAACGATACAGAGCTGCTATCTTGGATCTTGAAATTAGCTTGGATAAACAAACAGTAGACAAGATAGACAATTTTTTATAAAGAGAAAGATAACTTGTGGTAGGTAAGCCTTTACACAAAATACAATGCCAAAGTTACACAAGATCTAGTAACTTCACTAAACAATGTAGATGCAAAGGTTATTATCAAAAGACTTCGAAAAAATATAGATGTAAATATCATGGAGGGTTCTCTGAAGGACCAACGTCAATCGAAGGCAAATTAAAAGCATTAAAAAATTTAAAACCTTTTAAAAATAAAACTGAAGCAGAATTATTATCATGGATCAAGCTGAAGAAATCTGTAAACGATTAGAACTTGGAGAACCTTTATCCAGGATCTGTAAAGATAAATCGATGCCAGATACTTCAACTGTCTACAGGCATTGTAGAGAGGATGAAGAGTTACAAAAAAAGATTATGAACGCCAGGCAAACTGGAGTGTTCACTTTGTTAGATCAGATCTCAGAAGATATGCAGATCCCAAAGACACCACAAGAGACACATTTCTTGAGAGAGAAGTGGAGCCACATTCGATGGCTTGCAACAAAACTTGCGAGCAGTACATTTGGCGAGAAGTCTAAACAAGAAGTAAAACAAGATACAACATTGACTATATCATGGGGGAGACCGAGCGATGATAAAAAAGATTTATTACAAGCTAAAGAAATTATTGAACAAGTGGATCAACAAGATACAAAGAAGTTATCAGCAGCTGATTGATAATATGAATTTGTTTTAAGTGTTTGGTTTGCTGAACTGGTTGATAAGTTGGTTCTTCGTAGCCAACGCAGTCATCCTCGGGCGCGCGATATGGAGTTCTAAACTCGCAGCACACTCTCGATACCAGTTCGATAGCTAAAAAGATTAATGTTTACGCTAATAGTCGACAGGTATTCTACCTATCGACCATGTTTTTTGCATATAAAAAGCGGAACAAAGCAGGAACATTTGGGGGTATACCCCGAAACCTGGGCGCGTTTTGTAAGTATATATAAATAGGAAGATCAACACACAGCCACAGACACACACATGGATAACGATAAAAAAAATAAATTTATAACTGCGATGGTATTTTTGGCAGAAGATACAAACGGATTGGTTATCCACTTAAATGGTTTTGATAACGACAGGCACGCTAACAGTTTCGTAAAGGATTTAATGAAAAACTCGGGGATAGAATATAATTCAATATTGGATATGGCTGACTTACCCACATTACATTAATGCACATAGAAATACCATATACACCGAGACCGCTCCAGGCGATGCTGCACAATGAATTGGATAAGCATAGATTTGCAGTTCTAAATTGTCATAGACGATTTGGAAAAAGTATTCTTATCATTATGCACCTTATAAAGAAGGCGCTAACAAATGATAAAAAGAACCCGAGATATTATTTGATTGGACCAACATTCGTTTCAATCAAAAGGGTTTGTTGGGATTATTTAAAACAATACGCTGGATGTATTCCAGGTACTACGTTTAATGAAACTGAGCTGCGTTGTGATTTACCAAATGGCGCTAGAATAACTTTACTGTCTAGTGAAGATCCAGATAAAATTAGAGGGATCTACGCTGACGGAGTTTGCATAGACGAGTGCAGCCAAATGAACCCAGTTCTTTGGAATGAAATTTTAAGACCCGCTCTATCAGACAGAAAGGGTTTCGCGTATTTTATTTCCACTCCACAGGGGATGAGTAATATTTTCTATGATCTATACCAACATGCTTTGGGAGATCCAGAATGGTTAGCTTACACAGCAAAAGCAAGCCAGACAAATATTATCGACCAAGAAGAGTTAGACGCTGCTAAAGCGCAGATGGGAGATACAAAGTATAAACAAGAATTTGAGTGCGATTGGATAGCAAACATCGAGGGATCCATATATGGGGATATAATTAAAAAGCTCGAGGAAGATAAACAGATTACTAGAGTTTCTTATGATCCAGCTCTCGAAGTTCATACTGCATGGGATCTTGGGGTCGATGACCAAACTGTAATAATTTTTTTTCAATTATTGGGAAACCAAATATTGATTATTGATTATTACGAAAACAATCGAGAAGGCTTGCCGCATTATGTTCAAGTCGTAAAGAATAAAGATTATGTTTATGGCGAACACTATGCGCCATGGGATTTAGAAATTACAGAATTCTCATCTGGTAAGACTAGGAAAGAAGTCGCTTACCAATTAGGAATTAGGTTTAGAGTTTTACCTAAGTTAAATTTAGAAGAAGGTATACACAGTTTAAAAATGCTTTTACCTAAGTGTTGGTTTGATGCAGATCAAGCTAAACCGCTGGTAGATGCGCTTAGACAGTACCATCGAAAATATAACGAAAAAATGAAAATGTTTGGAACTAAACCAGTTAGAGATTGGTCAAGTCATGCGTGCGATGCTGCAAGATATATGGCTATGTCTATAACTGATTTACCAAGAAAAAAAATTGCAGCTCAACAAACTGCAGTAAATGAATACACAATACACGGAGATTAATTATGGGTGGAGTAGTAAAAAAAATAATGAAACCATTTGTACCAAAAGCGCCAGCGCTACCAGCAATACCAGAACCTGCGCCTTTGCCAGAACCCCCAAAATTTGAGGATAAGGAAAGAGAAAAAAAAGTTGCTGAAAAAAGAGAAAAAGTTTTGCGAAAAAGAAAAGGCAGACAATCAACAATTTTAACTGATGCTAGCGGATTAGAAGATGACGACAGCATTATTAAAAAGAAATATTTACTAGGAGACTAATATGGGTGGAGCAAGCGGAGGCGGAAACAGCGGAGGTGGAAACACAGGAGCTGACGAAGGTTTTTTTATTTCTGAACAAGAAAAAAAAAGAAAAAAAAATCAAAAAAATTTAGCAGACCATGAAAAAAATATGAGAGATAATAGAGGTGGTAATACAAAAATAATAAAAGAAAAACCTGTATCAGTAACTTCTTCTCCAACTACAATGGAAATAGATCAAGCTCAATCTACTCAATCTACTCAATCTACTCAATCTACGGATAAAACAGACACTACATTAATGAATAATGAAACAACTGTTAAAAATAATAAAAAAGGTAGAACGGAAAACATCCTCACTTCAGCAGCAGGTTTAGGAGATAATAATTTAGTAATTAAAAAGAAAAAGTTAGGAGCAGCTTAATATGGCTATCAACAAAAAAGCAAAACAAATTATTGAGAAATACGAAACTTTAAAAGCTCAAAGATCTACCTGGGAAGATCATTGGCAAGATATAGCTGATTATTTCCTACCTAGAAAATCAAACATCACAGTAAGGCGTACGAAAGGCGATAAGAGGCATGATCAATTATATGATGGAACTGCCACGCACGCGCTCGAATTGCTCTCAGCGAGTCTAAATGGGATGCTAACCAATACAATTTCGCCTTGGTTCGTTCTTAAATTTAGAAATGAAGCCGTAAACCAGGATGATGAGGCAAATGAATGGTTAGAAAGCAGCGCAAAGATTATGCAGCAAGTATTTGCTAGATCTAACTTTCAACAAGAAGTGTTTGAAATGTACCATGAATTATTAGCATTTGGTACTTCAGCTATGTTTATTACAGATGATGTTAAGGATGATTTAAGATTTAAAACTATTCATATTTCAGAAATCTTTATAACAGAAAATGAGAAAGGCATGGTTGATTGCCTGGTTAGAAAGTTTCATCTTAAAAATAAAAATATACCTGCGATGTATCCAGATGCAGTATTACCTAGATCATTAGAACAGGCTATACAAAACAAACCATACGATGATAGTATTATCATTCATTCAGTACATCCATCAGATAATCCAATGGGTTATGACAATAAAGATAATATGGATTTTATTTCTTGTCATGTTCATCAAGAGACAGGAACTATTTTAAGAGAAGGTGGATTTAAAGAATTTCCGTACGTTGTACCACGTTATTTAAAATCTTCATCAAACGAAATTTATGGAAGATCTCCAGCCATGAACGCGTTGCCTGATACGAAAATGTTAAATACAATGTGTAAGACTACAATCAAAGCTGCACAAAAACAAATCGACCCACCTTTAATGGTTCCCGATGATGGCTTTATCTTACCTATTAGAACTGTACCAGGCGGATTAAATTTCTATAGATCTGGAACCAGAGAAAGAATTGAACCACTAAATATTGGATCCAATAATCCTTTAGGTATACAAATGGAAGAACAAAGAAGAAAAGCTATTAGAGAAAACTTTTTTGTTGATCAGTTAATGACAGTACAGGGTCAAAATATGACCGCAACTGAAGTCTTGCAAAGAACTGAAGAGAAGATGAGATTACTTGGTCCAGTATTAGGTAGATTGCAATCTGAGTTCTTACAACCATTAATCACTAGAGCTTTCAATTTATTATTAAAAAATAATAAACTACCACCAATACCAGAAATGCTAGGCGAACAAGATATTGAAATCGAATATGTATCTCCATTAGCTAAAGCACAAAAAAGCCAGGAGTTATCTTCTGTGATGCGTGGAATAGAAATATTTGGATCTCTTCAAAATGTAGCTCCAGTTTTTGATTATGTAGATATAGATGGTTTAGTTAATCACATCAAAGATGTTTTAGGTTTACCAGCTAAGATGATGAAATCAAAAGCACAAGTACAAGAACAACAACAACAAAAACAAGAAATGCAAATTGAACAACAACAATTACAACAAGCTCAACAAGTTGCCGAGGCTGCTGGTCAAATAGCTCCAGCGCTAAAGGCGGTTGAGTAATGACAGAAAAAGATATTAAGCAATTACAAGTAGACTATAAAACAGTTTTTAAATCTGAAGCAGGCGAACGCGTGTTAGATGATTTAAAAAAAAGATGCAGCTTTCATAATACTACTCATATCAAAGGCGATAGCCATGAGAGCGCATTTTTAGAAGGAACAAGATCAGTAGTCTTGTTCATTAATAATATGCTCAATAAAAAGGAGAAATAATGAGTGATAATCAAGAGGTAGCAGCACCAGTTGAAAATACTAACTCGGTACTGTCTGGAGACCCTGTAGAAACAACTCCAACAGAAACAAACACAGATTGGAAAGCAAGTCTTTCTGATGAATTAAAAGCCGACAAATCTTTAGAAAATATAAAAGATATTGAAAGCCTGGCAAAAAGTTATGTTCATGCACAAAAAATGGTAGGTGGCGATAAGATCCCTGTACCTAATAAATTTGCAACTGAAGATGATTGGAAAGCTGTATATGAAAAATTAGGCAGACCAGAAACTCCAGATGGATATAAATATAATTTAGGAGAAGAAACAAATATTAATGAAGAAGCTCTAAAAGTTTTTTCAGATCAAGCTCACAAACTTGGTTTACTTCCTAGTCAAGCAGAAGGTGTCGTTAAATTTTATAATGATATGGTGGCTAAAGATGAGGATAGTGCTGAAACAACAGCGGTAGCTGCAAGAGAACAAGCTCAATCAGATCTTAAAAAAGAATGGGGAGCAGCTTATGACCACAATCTAACAAGAGCTGCTAGTGTTGCTAAGCAAGTAGTTGATGCTGATTTTTTAAATACACATTTAGAAGATGGTTCTAAAATTGGAGATCATCCAATGATGATCAAAGCATTTGCTGCGTTAGCTGATAAGATGGGAGAAGATAATATTGTTCAAGCATCTGGACCAGCTTACATGACACCAAATCAAATTGAAAAGCAAATTGGAGAACTTACACAATCGGGTTCTGCGTATTGGGATAAAAATCATCCTAATCATCAAATTGCTGTTGAAGAGGTTTTGGCTTTACGAGAACAAAAGAATAACGTATAGCTAAAAAATTATTAGGATAATCGAAAGACCCTAGTTGACACCAGGAAAGCCTGGGATCCAGAAGATCTAAAATTGAGGAGCGACCCGTAAGGATAATCATCCGATTTAATTAACAATCACAAACCAAGAAGGAGACAATTATGTCTACTGCTATAACTACTTCTTTTGTTGAACAATATAGCTCTAACGTACAGATGCTATCTCAACAAATGGGAAGTAAATTAAGAGGTGCTGTGGATGTGGAAACTATTAGAGGAAAAAATGCTTTCTTCGATCAAATCGGAGCAACAGCAGCTGTAGCGAGAACTACTCGACACGGAGATACTCCTCAAGTAAATACACCACACAGCAGAAGAAGAGTTAGCCTTTCAGATTTTGAATGGGCTGATTTAATCGATGACTTAGATAAAGTAAGAATGTTGGTTGACCCAACTTCTAACTACGCAAAAGCTGCGGCAGCTGCTATGAACAGAACGATTGACGATCAAATCATTTCTGCTTTAGGTGGATCTGCAGACACAGGCGTAGCTGGAGGAACTGCGGTTGCTTTACCTTCATCTTCTAAGTTCTCAACTGCACAACAAACTGATGGTTTAACTATTGCTAAACTTTTAGAAACTAAGTTTTTCTTTGACAATGGCGATATAGACCCATCTTTAAAAAGATACTTTGTGTGTGGTCCGAAACAAATCCAAGATCTATTAGCTACAACTGAAGTTAAATCTAGTGATTTCAACACAGTTAAAGCTCTAGCTCAAGGCGATATTAATTCGTTCTTAGGATTTGAGTTCATTATGTCAACTAGACTTAACAATGATGCTACAAACACAGACGACAGATTGTGTTTTGGTTTCACTCAAGACGCAGTAAAATTAGCTATTGGTGCTGAGCCAAAAGCAAAAATTACTGAAAGAGATGACAAGTCTTATGCGACACAGGTTTATTACTCAATGGCATTAGGTGCAACAAGGATGCAAGAAAGTCATGTATTCCAAGTACCTTGTGATGAATAATAATCACTAACTAAATTTTAGGCGGGGAAAGCGAGAGTGGAACCCGCCTAGAGTGCATGAAGAAAATACAAGAATTAAAACCTGTACTACATTTCAAAAAAGATAATTATGTTTATCGATATGTGTTGGTAGATAGGTTTAAGAACACAAGTAAAGTGCATCATGGTTTTGATGCAAAACTTGAAAAAACTGAGCATGAGATTTGGGCATTAGAAAAAGATAGGCACATAAGGCGAAAGTATATTATTAAAAATGGTAAAAAAAATTCATCAGAATAAAAAAGGCGGATTAAGCGAAAGAGGCAGACAATTCTTTAATAGAAAAGATGGATCTAATTTAAAAAGACCAGTTAGCTCTGGTAAAAACCCAAGACGCGTATCCTTTGCAGCGCGCTTTGCAGGGATGTCTGGACCCATGAAAGATAAAAAAGGTAAACCAACAAGATTAGCATTAGCATTAAAAGCGTGGGGATTTGGTTCAAAAGAAGCTGCTGCTAGTTTTGCAAGAAATAATAAGAAGGCATAATGGCTTACGGAAAAAAAGAAAAAACATTATTACAAAAACATTCTAAACATCATACAAAAAAACACATGAGTTTGATGGTTTCAGAAATGAGTAAAAATAATAAAACATTTAAACAAGCACATACAATGGCTATGAGAAAGGTAGGTAAATAATGGCATACGGATCAAAAAATAGTTTGGTTAAAAACATTAATAACAGACGTAAGAAAGGGATTAGTAGATCAAAGAAAAATTCTACAATTTCTAAAAAGTCATATACGGCTTTACAAAAAGGATGGAAGTAATCAATGGCTAGTGTGGTTCAAATGTGTAATTCTGCGCTCAATCAGTTAGGAGCTGCAAGTATAACTTCTCTTACTGATAATTCTAAGAACGCAAGATTATGCAACGAAAGATATGAAACTATTAGAGACGCAGTATTTAGATCTCATCCTTGGAACTCTTTAATTAAAAGACAACAGTTAGCTCAAGATACAGCTACACCTGCATGGGGTTTTAAATACCAATTCACTTTACCTTCTGACAGTTTAAGAGTTTTAGCAATCGATGCTTATAATTCTGATTATAAAATAGAAGGTAGAAAAATATTATCTAACGAAAGCACAATAAAAATAGTTTACGTTTCAACTGTGACAGATCCAAACGAAATGGATATTTTGTTAAGAGAAACTATTTCAGCTGGTCTAGCAGCAGATCTTGCATATTCAATTACAGCAAATTTACAAGTAACTGGATTAATGACAGACAGATATACTGCTAAATTATCTGAGGCAAGACACGCAGACGCAAGCGAGGGTTACAACACCGATCCTCGTAATGGACAAACTGATCAAGTTATATCTGAAGATTTTATAAACAGTAGATACTAATATGGGAAAACAACTATTAAGTATTCCTAGCTTTACAGCTGGGGAGATGTCATCCTCTATGCAGGGGAGAACTGATTTTCAAAAATACTTTAACGCAGCTACGCGTATTGAAAATTTTGTAGTTTTACCACATGGACCCGTAACTAGGAGACCAGGAACTTATTTTGCTGCAGAAGTAAAAACAAGTACACAAAAAACAAGACTTATACCTTTTACTTTTTCAACTGAACAAGCCTATATTTTAGAATTTGGAAATGGGTATATTAGATTTTATAAAGATGATGGACAAATCCAATCTGGTAGTTCCGCTTATGAAATATCTTCTCCTTATTTAGAAGCACAGTTATTTGATATTAAATTTGCTCAATCTGCTGACGTGATGTATTTAGTTCATCCAAGCCATCCCGTAAAAAAATTAAGTAGAACTGGACACACTTCCTGGACACTTAATACAGTTTCATTTAGTGGATCTCCCTCTCCTGGAATTTCTGGATCAAACAATAGACCAAGTACAGTTACTTTTTTTGAACAAAGATTAGTCTTTGCAGGAACTAATAATAATCCACAAACTATTTGGTTCTCAAAAGCTGGAGATTACGAAAACTTTACAACTGGTACAAATGATGACGATGCCATGATTTATACAATCGCATCAAATCAAGTTAATGCAATCCAGGCTATGAAAGCTACAAGAACTCTTATTGTAATGACTACTGGTGGAGAGTATGCTGTGTCTGCTGGATCTGGAATTGCGATCACTCCTACAAATATTTCAATCGTTAAGCAATCAAACTATGGATCTTCTGGTGTTGATGCTTTGTCTATTGGTAATGCAACTATTTTTTTACAAAGAGCAAAAAGAAAAATAAGAGAACTAGCTTATAATTTTGATAGCGATGGTTATGTTGCTCCAGATTTAACCATACTTGCAGATCACATTTCAGAAACTGGTATTATCCAAATGGATTATCAACAAGAACCTTACTCAGTTGTTTGGGGTGTAAGAAATGATGGTGTTTTAGTAGGCTTAACTTATAACAGATTAGAGAATGTTGTAGCTTGGCACAGACACATTTTAGGCGGTAAATCAGATACAGGTAAAACAATCAAACAACAAAAAATTACTTTCACATCTAATTCAACAAACGTCAATACTACAAACAATACAATAACTTTATCATCACATGGTTTATCAACTGGAGATCAAGTTTATTATTATGCTGCATCTAATAAAATAGGCGGATTAAGTAATTCAAAAGTTTATTATGTTATATCTGTTGATGCAAATACAATTAAATTAGCAAACTCTTCTTCTGGCGCATCTGCAGGTACAGAAATTTCTTTAACTTCAGCGCCTGGATCCGATACAACACAATTTATTTATCAAGGAGTAAACATAAATAATAATTTTATTTTTAGTGTTGCACATGGTTTTAAAACAGGAGATCACATTTTTTACAAAAATTCTGGAACGGCAATAACTGGTTTAGCAGAAAATACTAAATATTATATATCCAAAATAGATGATAACCAATTTCAATTATTCAAAGACGAAGGTTTAAATACTGTTATTAATTTAAGCTCAGCTCATTCTTCAGAACAAATAGATAAAATACTAACCCACGCTAAAGTAGAAAGTGTTGCAGTAATTGATGGAGATACAGACGAGGATCAAGTTTGGGTTATTGTTGAACGATATATTAATGGAGCTAAAAAAAGATATGTTGAATATTTTACTCCTTTTGAATTTAACAAAGATCTAACAAAGTTTCATTTCATGGATAGTGGCTTGACTTATTCTGGTGGAGAAACTGGTACTTTAACAGGCTTAAATCATTTAGAAGGAGAAACTGTATCCATAATAGGAGAGGGATCCGTACAAACATCTAAGGTAGTAAATGGAGGATCAATAACTATTGATGTTGCTACTGAAGAGGCAAATGTAGGTTTATTGTATTCATCTGATTTACAAACAATGAGATTAGATGAAGGTTACACAGAAACTACTCAGACTAAAACAAAAAGAGTTTATGATTTATCAGTAAGATTTTTAGATACTATTGGAGCTAGTATTGGACCATCATCAGATAATTTAACATCTTTAGATTTTAGAGATAGTTCAGCAAGTATGGATTTACCAGTACCTTTATTTACTGGCGATAAACAAATTGAATTTGATGTCGGACACGGAACAGAAGGATTAATTTACATCAAACAACCACAAGCGCTGCCAATGACTATACTTGGTATCTATCCAAGATTGGAGACAGAAAGTGTCTAAAATTGAATTTGTATCTTTTGAAAATGATCATGCAAAAGAAATACTTGATCAAGGATTAAACCAAAAATTATTAGAATTCAAACCAGAACACAGGAAGTATTCTTTATACTTAAAAGAAATTGGAATGTCATTTACAGGATTATTAAATAATAAACCTATTGTGGCAGGAGGGATTTTTCCTCTCTGGGAAGGCACAGCTGAGGGGTGGGTCTTAGCTACTAAAGAAATAAATAACTATCCAATAACGATTTCAAAAGTTATTAAGCAAAGAACGGATATGATGATAAAAAATAATTTTATCAGAAGATTACAAACATCCGTTAAAGCTGATTGCGATACAGCAATAAGATTTGCTGAGTGGCTAGGTTTAAAACAAGAAGGTTTAATGAAGGCTTATGGTCCAGATGGAGAAGATTTTTACAGATATGCGAGGGTTATAAAATGAGTTTTTTTGGAGATATATATCAAGGTAAAGCACAACAAAAAGCAGCTGATTTTAATGCGCAGGTAGAAGAACGTAATGCTGAACTAAAAAGATTAGAAGCAAAACGAATAATGACTACGCATAATGCGTATACTTTACCTAAGTTTGACAAAACAGTTGAAGAAATACAAGGAGCTACAAGAGTTGCTTATCTTGCAAGTGGTGTAGAATTATCTGGTACACCTTTAGAAGCGTTATATGAAAATGAATTAGAGCTGCAAACTGACAGAGATATAATGGATTACAACGCACAAAACGCAGTTGATACTGCAAACAATGAAGCAATTATGATGGAAGCAAACGCAGATCTTGAAAGATTTAGAGGCAAGGTAGCTAAAAAAGCTAGTTACTTTGCAGCAGGTCAAAGTTTATTAAATACTGCAGCTATGTTTGGAGGAGGCGGCTAATGGCTATTAAATTATACAAATCACAATTAGAACCAACAACCCAATCATCAAATGTTTTAGACCGAAGAAAAATATCTATGTCTGAAGCTGGAGCTGTAGGTAGAGCATTTAAAGGTTTTGCTCAAGCTGGCGAAAAACTTTACGTCAAACATCAAGAAATCAAAAGTGAAAAAGAAGTTTTAGAAAAAATTAAAACTGTAATGAATGGCGAAAATGGTTTGGCTTCTGTTAAATTAAATGCGGTACAGATGGATGATCCAGATAAAGCTATGGCTTATTACAATAATGAAGTTGAAAAAATTAAAAATTCTACTTCTGATTTTACTGGTTTATTTTCTAAGAAAAAATTTAATACTTGGTTGACTAAACAATCAATAGAAGATGGTAACACAATTAAAGTTAAATCTACTGCAAATCTAATTGAAGGAAGAAAAACAACCGAGCTTGATTATATTGAAACATTAAAAAAGAAAGTTATTTTTGCAGGATCTGATCTTGAAAAAAATAATGCAACAATAGAATTAAATACAAGATTAAATTCTGCATCTAATACTGAATTATTTGGTGGTGGTATTAAAGATGTTAAAAGTGCAGTAGCAAAAGATATAGCATTTTATGGTTACAAAAGAGTACCACTTAATCAACAAGATCAAGCCTTAGAATTAGCTAAAAAAGATGACCGATTATCTACAGATGATGTTATTAAATTAGAAACACATTTTAAATCTAAATCAACAACAAGCAATCATTTAAACAAAGCTAATGTTTCACAAATGCAAAGTAATATTGAAAATGGCATTAACATTAATGTTGATGAATTTAATACAGCTTTATCTATTGCAACTACTAATAATGACCAGGCGACAATTCTAAAATTAAAAAAAATTCAAGAAGATGCTCCTATTTATGCTCAACTAAATACAATGTCTGTTTCTGAAATAGAAAACAGAATTAATATTTTAACTAATTTTAATAATACCAGTAAAAAAGGTATGTCATTAAAAGATGCTAGAAATTTAGAAATATCTAAAAAGTATCTTGCTGCTCTATCTACATCTTTAGATAAAGATCAATTAACTACTGCAAAAAATAAAGGTTTAGTAGAAATAGAAGAAATAGGATTTGATCAATTATTAACAGGTGGAGATATGAATTTATTTGCATCTAAGGTAAAATCAAGAATAGCTCAAGCTACTACTGTTGCAAATTTTTACAAAAGACCCGTAAAATTTTTTACTGAAAACGAGGCTAAACAAATTACAGCTGCATTTGATAGTGCAACAAATGGCAATCAAATAATTCAATTATCAACTACTTTAGTTCAAGCATTTGGTGGAGATAGCGATGTAGCTTTTAGACAAATTTCAAAAGATAATACTTTCTTAGCACACATTGGTGGTCTTACTATGATGAACGATGGTGTTGCTGGTAATAATGCTAAATTAGCTATTGATGGATATTTATTATCTAAAGAGCCAGATCTTGCAGATAAGTATAAAATGAAAAGTTCAGATACTGGTTTACTAAATGTTATTGGTAAATACAGCGAGGTATTTGGAGAAAACTTAGAAACTTTTAATAATGCAGTAGAAACAGCTAATTATATTTATGCAGCTCAATTAAAAAACTCTGGAAAAACTACTAAAAATTTTAAAGCTAGTGATTGGGAAAAAGCATTTAGTATGGCGGTAGGTGCAAAATCAATACAGAAATTTGGTTTTGATACTAAGATGGGTGGCTTTGATACTAACACTAGAGGTACAATGGTACATATACCACCTTGGCTACCTAATGGTAAATTTGAAGATGTAATAGAAAATTTTAAATCTGCAGAAGGTAAAGAATTATTTAAAAAAGCATCTAGTAATGATCAGTTGCCAATGATTAATGGAAAAGAATTTACAGTTGATCAAGTATTTAAAGAAAGAGATCCTTATTTTGTAAGTATTGGTAATGGTAAATATAAGATTGCTATGGGAGAAAACCCTAAAGAATTTGGCGGAGATCCCGAATACTTAATAAATTCAGATGGCGGATTTTTTATAATTGATATTAACAAAATCAAAGCAGAAATAATTACAGGATTATAATATGAGTATTTTCTTTGATGAAGATAAAACTCTAACACCAGATAGCAATACAAGTGTTGCTAAAGGCGAAAGAACTAGCTTTATGGAAAATGCTAGTTCAGCATTTAATGCTTTTAGAAGATCTGAGCTATTTACATCTGAAAGAAATAACCTTGAAGAAGAATATATTAATATAGTTAATATATTACAAAAAGCAGGTCATACAGATATTATCTCCCCCTTAGAACAAGAATTTAATCCATTTGTAGGAACTGGTATTGATGTATCTGAAGAAAGTTTTTTTAAACCAAAAGAAGAGCTAGAAGCTAATTTTTGGAACAAAGTTTCTGAGCTACAAACTACTGACGAAAATTTAAAATCATTATTAGTTGAAGCTGGATTAGATACTCCAGATAATATGCAAGCAACTATAGCAAAGAAAGCTCATAGTGCTTGGAAAGAATATTCAGATATAAACGAAAGAGCTACTACTAAAGGTAAAATAGGTGGCTTTGGTGGTATTGCTGCAGGAGCTTTTACAGATCCAATTATGGGAGGAGCTGCAGTTGCATCATTTGGTTATTCTGTACCAGCAACTTTCGGAGCTGCAGCGTTAAGAGTTGCATACATGGAAGCAATTATTGGTGGTGTATCAGAAACATTAATACAATTAAAATCACAACCATACAGAGCTAAACTTGGATTTGAAGATGCTGGTTTAGAAACTGGTTTAAAAAATGTAGCCATGGTTACAGGTGCATCGGCTGCATTGTCTCCAGCATTTTTAGGTTTATTTAAAGCATTTGGTAAAAGTATTGATGCAGGTAAAAAATTATTATCTAAAACTTCTGTAGAAGATTTACAAAAAATTCATAAAGAATTAGGAGATATTAATCCTAAATTTAAAGACAAAGCTCTTAATGAGATTGAAATCCCTAAAAAAGATATACCAGATATTAATACTCCACTAGCTAGAACAGAGCATAACGAAAGATTAAATACATCTTTAAAACAATTACAAGATGGAGAACCTGTAGATTTACCAAGAATTGAAAATAAAATTATATACCACGGCACAGACAAATATTTTAAAGAGTTTGATCTAAATAAAACAGCTGATCAATCTATTTGGTTTACAGATGATATTGATGCTATCAAAGCTGGTACAGTAGGCGCTGCAGGTAAAGGTAATATAATTAAAAGATTACTTGATGAAAATAAAGTTAAATTAGCTACAGCAGAACAAGCAGAAAAATTAACAGACGATCAGTTAATTGCACAAGGATTTGATGGTGTAAGATTTTCTAAAGAAGAAGGTTTTACTGAAAATAATTACAGAATATTTAATACAGAAAAATTAGATAAAACTGGATCTGTTCAATCTCCATCTGGTTTTAATAAAAACGAAACGAAATTAGCAGAAGATATTGAAGGAGTTAAAAATTTTGATGTACCTAATGAAGCAACTTTAAGAAATCAAGCCTTAGATCTTGAACGATCTATGTTTGATGTTGGAACTTCAGCAGCCATTAAAGATGTAGCGGGTGCAGGATCTGCTGCAAAAACAGTACCAACTGATAATCCTTTAGCT